GCAAGATTTACACGCTAATCATGCCACAAACATGAGGTTAAACATGCACGAACTACCAGCCATGAGCAAGGCGCGGTTACTGGAAATCCAGAGCCGCGCTCAGTATTACCCAGACCCGGAGCTGCGCAAGGTGCTGCAGGATCTGCTCGCCGAAATCGAAAGGCTAAACGCCGAGAACGACAACCTGAACGAGGATCTGATTGAGCGTGATGCAGAAGATCTGGAGTGGTAAAGTGCCTAGAGCTATGGCTGCCTGCGCCGCCGAGCGTTAACAATATGTACCGCTCGGGGCGGGGCAGAGTCTACCGCTCGACCGGCTACAAGCGCTGGCAGCAGGAGGCTGATCTGGCATTCATTCAAGCGGGAGGTCTTCGACCATGGAGCGCGTACCCGGTGTGTGTCGAGATCGATCTGTTCCCTGGTCCGCAATACCGGCAGCGCGACCTCGACAACATTGTGAAACCGCTGCTCGATTTCCTAGTGCACCGCTCAGTGCTGGCGGACGACAGCACGCAGCATATCCGGCGTGTGGTAGTTCAGTTCCAGTCGGAGCGCCTGCAATCGAACCAAGTGAGGTTGAGAATTCGGAAGGCATCGTCGCTTTAGTTCCCGGCCTGCATAGTGACATGTCGCACATCGACCGCGCTGAGGTAGCGAAGCGCATCGAACAGATTAAAGACGAGCGACTGTTACCAGAGGCAGCCATCATCTGGCTGGGCAAACTACTACGAGAACAGCAGCAAAGGCTATGGCGCATCGAGCTTGCCATCGAGCAGCTAATCCTGAAGGTTCCCAACATGCCGGCAGAGATGCTGGCCGATGTGTGCGAGATACTTTGTCCGGAGCTATACGGCGAGCCACCAGCGCCACCCAGAGCCAGCCATGCGCTGCCAAAAAGCCGAGCCAGACTGGCAGCACTTCAGCGCAGGCATCAGGCATTACACGGCTTGTGGCATCGGGATGATTCGTTTGTGGATAGTGTGACCAGTCGGCAGCAAGAGCTATTTCTCTACTCGGAAATAATCGAGGCTAGCCACCCGATTCCCAGAACTGACAGCAACATCATTCGCATCACCCGGCTAGATATTGGCTGATCGTGCTGGCCATCTAGCAGACTGAAAGCATGGCCAACCGCATTCCACAGCATCGACCACCGCACACCAAGCTAACTGTGCCAAAGGCAGAAGTACCACGCGAAAGCGCACACGCCAGAGGCTACGACCGCACCTGGCAAAATCTGCGCCTGATGGTTCTGCGGCGCTCACCGCTGTGTGTGAAGTGCGGCCAAGGCGCTAGCCAAGTGGATCACATCACGCCGATTCGCAAAGGCGGCGCGCGGCTTGATCTGCAGAATTTACAGCCACTTTGTCATTCATGTCACAGCACCAAAACAGCAACCGAGGATAGGTAATGGCTAAATCAACCAACTTGAATTTCACCCAAGAAATTAACCTGGTTGGCAAGCGCCTAACCAGCACAGATACCACCACATTTGTAACCCTGTACACAGCCAGCACAGATGATGCGGTGGTCAAAAGCATCACGGTAACCACAACCGATACAAGCGCCGTAAACCTGAAGATTGCCATCAATGATGGCACTACGGATTTCCTGCTTGGCACAGTGCGTGTGGCATTGGCCAGCGGCACAGATGGCGCTGTGGCTAGCGTGGATATTTTGGGATCTAGCCTGCTGCCAGGGCTGCCGAGGGATTTAAATAATCGGACTATATTGCCGCTTAAAAATGGCCACATTTTAAAGGTTGGCTGTTTGGCAACGATGACGGCAGCAAAGCAAACTGATGTAATCGCAGTAGTGGAGGAGTACTAAGATGGCTGACCAGCACAGCAGTTTTGTAGAAGGGTTGACGAGTCCGGCTGATAATCAGGTGGCCATCACGCCATCAGACAGCACGGACTTGGCTTTTGTTTCTAGAGCCATTTGGGTAGGTGGTGCAGGAAACATAGTAATCACTCCAACCGCTGGCGGATCAAGTGTTACTTACACCGTTGTAGCTGGAACTATTTTGCCAATTCGTGCCAGCAGGGTTTTGGCAACCGGCACCACGGCAACCCAAATAGTCAACTGGTACTAAACATGCCTGATTTGCTCGGAGCATGCACAGACAGGGGATATTCCATGTTAGGAACAGGAATCGGTATCGGCCTTAGTGGCTTCACTGTTAGGCCGGCATTTTCCGGGTTTTCCCCTGCAAAAATTACTGGTGTGATGGCGTGGCTAGATGGGTCCGATTTTGGCTCTTTGCAACAGTCATACGGTGGAAACAACGCCTTGGCGGACGGTGATCCTGTAGGAGCTTGGCTAGATAAAAGCGGGAATGGTAGGCATTTTATCCAGTCAAGCGGAACAAATAAGCCAACATTGAAAACCAGCATCATCAACAGTAAATCTGTTGTCAGGTTTGATGGTGTAAACGACTACATTGATTCCACAGGATTAAGCTCAACGCCTGCAAATCTGCATTTGTTTATGGTTGTAAAGTCGGATCCAAACTCGGCTTACAGAAGGCCTTTTACTTGGCAGTCGCAAACAGGTACGGCGTGGCCTTTATACGCAACCCCGATGTACAGCGGTGGGGTTAATTTTGATGCGAGATCAGCGAATGGTCAGGAGTTAGATAGTGGCGTTTTCCGTGTCTCCACGGATATTTCTGCATTTTATGGGTATGAATTTACTTTTGAAGATTCTGGAAAACAGGGGGAAATCTACAAAAGTAAAACTTTGCTTGGGACAACATCAAATACAAGCCAGGACACATTGGCTGGATCAAATAAATTTAGCAGGCTTGGCTCCGGTGGCGTATTAAATACTCCATCAAGCGGGTATTGGTCTGGAGACATTGCTGAAATTGTCATATTTGACAGATTGATTTCTGGCGCAGATCTAACATCGTTACAAGATTATTTAACTACCAAGTGGGGTACCTACTGATGAAAACGCAGTGGGAACATCAGGTTTTTGTGATTGGTTTAACTGAGGCCATGCCGGGAGCTATTGCAGCTTTGGACATCGCTTTCCCCTGTGATGATGGACAGCCACGCGACACGGCCAAGCCTGAATTGGTTGGGTGCAAGCTGTCGGCTAGCGGTGAAGCACCAGCTACGCACTATGGTGCGGCCTTTTCTGTAACTGAGCCAATCCGTGAAAACCTTGAAGGCATGGGATTGGCTCAGACTCCTGGCATCACCTATTGGCGCTGTTCTAATCCAGAATGGATTCTGGCAGCAACAAACCACCAGCCAAGCCAAGCTAACATTGGCCAGCCTTGGGACTGGGACCAAAGCTTAGTGGCTGTTGGCTTACAAAATGTAAATCAATCCGCATGAGTTACCAAAGCAAGCTAAACCTGTGCCTATCGCCAAGCACCAGCCTTGGCGGATCAGATGCCAGCGCGGCCAAGGCTCTGCCAACTCGCAGGCTTATTGACCGGCTTAATTTTGCATTGGCCGGTTATGGGCTGTTGGCTGGTGGTTCTGTTAGTGCGGCTGAGCCTGCGAATATTGTAACCGAGCATTCCAGCAGCACAGTCATCACGACGACGGTAGCAAAGAACGCATCTATTTCTTACATCATCCGAGGAGGTTAAATGCCACTCGATCCGTTCACAGGCACGGCGCTGTACAACATCGGCGACAAGCTGAGGCTGCAGGCTACCTTCACTGACCTTAATGATGTGCTTGCAGATCCCACTGCCGTGGTGCTAAAGGTCAAGAATTCAGCTGGCACAGTCACCACATACAACTACCCAGGAACAATCACCCGCGCCTCGGCTGGCGTGTACTACTACGATTTCGATGTGACGGTGAGCGGCACGCATTATTTCAACTGGGCCGGCACAGGTGCCTATACCGCTGCTGATGAGAGCAGTTTTACCGTGGTCACTACGGTGTTTGCGTAATGCCTACAGCCGAGCCATGGTGGTCACTTGAAAAGACCGACAGCCATGCTTGGCGTTTAGATGTTCAATTTGATGGCACAGGCCACAAGCGCCGCATCTTGCTGTTAGCCGACATTCACTGGGACAATGCGCATTGCCGCCTTGATTTGCTAAAGCAGACATTAGACATAGCCAAAGCGGAAGGAGCGCCTATATTCTCATTTGGCGACCATTTCTGTGCAATGCAGGGCAAGTGGGATAAACGCTCAAGCGCTGATGCCATGCGTGATGAGCACCGAGGCGGCAACTATCTAGACCTGCTGGTCAACACCTGCGCCGATTGGTTTAAGCCATACGCCAGCAGCTTGGCCATGATTAGCCTGGGCAACCACGAGACAGCAATCAGGCGGCACCATCAGGTTGACCTTAACCAACAGTTAGTTGGGCATCTTAGGCGTGAAGGCTCGCCAGTAGTGTCTGGTCCCTATTGGGGATTCGTGGTGATTGGCTGCTTGTTCGGTGCCAAAGGATTATCAGAGATAATCAAGATGCACTTTGCTCATGGGAGCGGCGGCGGAGGAATGATAACCAGAGGCCTGATAGACCATAGCCGCACACGCAGCGACTATGACTGCGACATTCATGTGTCGGGTCACATCCATCGGCGCAACTGTGACGAGAATGTGATTACCCGAGTCACCGCACGCGGCAAGATCCAGCAAACACCGCAACTGTATTTGAGATGCTCGACTTGGAAAGATGAATCTAAAGATGGCTATCATGTCGAGCAAGGCAGAGCAGCAAGACCGATAGGCGGATGGTGGTTAGAGCTGACAGGCAACAAGTCCAAGAATGTTAAGAGTAACACCTACACAGTTGATATCAAGGCTGTGCCTACATGATGCAGTCTAGGCGCTGCTATCACCTAGGGGGGTGAGGCAAGCTGGGGGGTGGGCCGGAAGACCGTTAGGGAAGCAGAACGGGTTTTTGGTCCGCCATTTACGATAGGCTTGGCGTATGGGGTGATATATATGGCTAGGGGCAGAAAATCACAGGATCGGGGCGGCTGGATGCGACCGGGCGGAGCATTGCCAGCTAAAGCACCCGGCCTGAAGGCTGATGAGCAAAGGATTTACAAATGGCTAATCGGGGCGATGGCCGCGCTGGGCGTGGGAGGCAAGTCAGATTTGATGGCGGTGACGTTGGCGGCGAGATCCGCAGCCAGGTGCGAGCGCCTGCAGGTGGAACTGGACGCGCTGACGGCCTCGACGGTCAAAAACGCAGCAGGCGGCGTGGTGATGCACCCACTCTACGCCGAGCTAGGCCGGTGCGAAAGCCGGCTGAGGGACTGCCTATGCGGCCTGTACCTGAGCCCCCGCACCAGGGGAACGACAAGGCTGCCGGCGGAAAGTCAGGCCGAGGCCGACCAAGGCGACGAAATGCCATCAGCGTTGCTGAAGATTCTCGGCTAAGCCCTGCCGCTGCCAAGCGGGTCGCCATCTTCTCGGCAAGCCTACGGCACATCAAAGGCGAGCACGCAGGCCAGCCGTTCATACTCTCAGACTGGCAGTGGCGTGACATCGTCCGCCCGTTCTACGGCACGCTTCGACCAGACGGCCTGCGCCAATACAGAGCCATGCCAATCGCCCTGGCACGCAAGCAAGGCAAGTCCACACTGGCGGCCATGCTCGGCCTGTATCACCTGTTTGCTGATGGCGAGCAGTTCCCCGAGGTAGTGTGTGCTGCAGGCAGCCGAGATCAGGCAGCCATTGTTTTTGATACTGCAGCGGCCATGGTTCAAAGCTGTCCGACCTTAGCCTCTAGATGCACGGTGTTGCGCCGCGAGATCGTCAAAA